GCCACCGCCCGCCCCTGGGCTGACCTGCACACCACCAACATCAAGACCATCGCCAACACCGTGACCGGCGTGGACTTCTTCAAGCAGCTGGCCCTGGCCAGCGGCGCCGCCAAGGGCCGCTACGCCCGCGGCGAGAAGGTCTGGGTCATGAACGAGGTCACCTACACCAAGGTCGTGGCCGAGGCCATGAGCATCGACGCCGGCGGCGCCATCGTGTCCGGCGTGAACGGCACCATGCCCGTGATCGGCGGCGTGATCGAAGTGCTCAACTTCATCCCCGACAACGTGATCATCGGCGGTTACTTCGAGCTCTACGTCCTGGGCGAGCGCCGCGGCCCGCGCTTCGGCACTTCCGAGCACGTGCGCTTCCTGCAGGATCAGACCGTCATGAAGGGCGTGGCCCGCTACGACGGCGCTCCCGCCATCGCCGAGGCTTTCGTGGCCGTCGGCATCGGCGCTGCTCCCTCCGCCACCGCCGTCACCTTCGCCGCGGGGGAATGAGCCCGGCGGCTGAGATCAGCCAGTCCGCCGCGCCTCTCTCCGGCATGACCAAGGCACAGCTTTTGGCCTACGCCGGAGAGCACGGCGTGACGGGCGTCAGCAGCCGGAACACCAAGGCTGAAATCATCCAAAGCATTGAGGAGGCGGGCGCATGAACGAGGAACAGCTGCTCTCCGGCCTGCGGGCCGATCTGCGCATCGGGTCCAAGGCCTTTGACGAGCGCCTGGCGGAGAAGCTGCGCACGGCGCAGGCCCGGATCCAGGAGGAAGGGATCACCCTGGAGGACACCGAAGCGGACCGGGACCTGGTGGTCATGTACGCGGCCTATCTCTGGAGATCCCGCAGCACCGGCGAGGACATGCCCCGCATGCTGCGCTACGCCCTGAACAACCGCCTCTTTTCGCGGAAGGCCCGCGGGGAGGGCTGAGCCATGCGGGAACATCTGCACACGCCCTGGAGCGACGTGCTGGGCCTGGTGACCTTTGACCCGGCCCAGGATGAGAAGGGCTACCGCCTGCCGGCGCAGCCGGAGACGCGGGAGATCTGCGGCACCTGGGAGGAAGGCGTGAGCCAGAGCGAATACTACAACTCCCTGAAAGCCGGCCTGCAGGCCGGGGCCTCGGTGGAGATCTGGACGGCGGACTATCAGGGCGAGCGCTACGTCAGCTTCGGCAAGCGCTTTTTCCGGGTGATCCGGACGTTCCAGAGCGGATTTGACTACACCACGCTGATCCTGCAGGAGGTGGTAAGATGACCGACCTGGACAACGCGGCCATGGCCGCCATCTCTCCCCTCTTCCCCGACGCCTGCGCGCCCAACGTCTACGAGGGCAGCGCTGTGGAGTACGTGGTGTGGAACGCCTACCAGATCCCGGAGGTCTACGCCGAGAGGAGGCCCGCAGCTGCGCGTTACCCCACACATGTTCACTATTTCCTCCCCAACGGCAAAAACCCCACAGAGGGCAAGCTGGCGCTCCAGAGGGCCCTTTTCGCGCACGGCTTCACCTGGCCGAGCATCACCAACGCCAGCGACAGCGAGGGCCAGCACTACGTGCTGGAGTGCGACTACATCAACGCCGGAGGCGTCTATGGCTACTCTTAAGATCGAGGGCATGGACGAGCTGAACGCCGCCTTCGGGCGGATCCAGAACATCCCGGCCGACGCCAAGACCAAGGCGCTGGGCGACATGGCCGACATCGCCGCCGCGGCGATCCGCCGGAGCGGCGAGGCCATGGGCGTGCGGGATCCGGAGAGCGAGGTCCATATCCTGGACAAGATCTCCAAGGCAAAAGCAAAGCTTACCGCCTCCGGCGGGTATCAGGAGATCACCTTCTCCGGATCCCGCCGGCGCGGCAATACCACCACAAGAAACGCGGAGATCGCCTTTGTGAACGAATACGGCAAGCGGGGCCAGCAGCCCCGGCCCTTTATCGGGCAGGCGATGACCGCAAACGAGGATCAGATCGCAGCCGCAGGCGGAGACGCCCTGGGGGACTGGATCGAGACCGAATTCACCAAATGAGGAGGAATCAATATGCCTCAGTTTGACCTGAGAGGAATCCAGATCGCTAAGTACGTCAACACGAACGGCGTGATCTCTTACACCGACCGGCAGAGCGCCGGCGACGCCATGACGGCGAACATGGAGCTGCGCTACGCTGAGGGCCGGCTCTATGCGGAAAGCACCCTGGCCGAGTACATGCGGAAGGCCACCGGTGGCTCCATCTCCCTGGGCGTGAAGTACATCCCGAACGCGGCCCAGAAGATCATGTTCGGCAGCCGCGAGAAGCAGCGCACGGTGGGCCAGAAGCAGATCACCGGGCTGGTGCTGGGCGGCAAGACCACCAGCGCCTACGTGGGCGTGGGCATGTACGCCCCGGACATGATCGACGGCGTGGAGAAATTCACGGCCGTGAAGATCGCCAAGGCCCTGTTCGGCCCGCCCAGCATGACGCTGCAGACCGCGGGCGAGAACATCGTCTTTAATACGCCGACCACCACCGGCGAGTTCCTGGCTGACGACAGCACCGACCAGGACATGATCGAGGTGGCCATCTGCGACACCGAGGAGGACGCCATCGCCTGGGTGACGGCGGCGCTCACGTGATCCGGCTGGAGGAGAAGCCCTTCGACCTGGAGGGCAAGCACTACAGTCTCCGCTGCAACATGGCCGTGCTGGAGACCATCGAGGAGCAGCACGGCGACATGGAAGCCGTCATGCAGCTGCCGGTGCGCACGGCATCCCTGGAGCTGCTGACGGCCATGCTGAACGACTGGGCCGAGGAGCAGGGCTGGGAGGAGCGCTGGACGGCCGCCAGGCTGAAACGCCGGGTCTCCTACGCAATGCTCATGGAGCTGGACCTGGTGGGCATGATGTTCCGGGCGATCTCTCCGGCCCAGGGCGAGAAAAAGGCCGAGCCGGGCGACAAAGAGCCCGCCGACTCGGGAAACTGACTGAGCGGGCGAAGATCGACTTCGCCCGCTATCTCTCTATCTGGCTCTTTGAGCTGCACATGCCGGAGGCGGACTTCTGGCGGACGATGAACCCCGCCAGGCTCCACGCGCTTTTCGCGGCGCGCTTCGGCAAGCCCGCCCGGGAGGCTCCCAGCGGGCGCAGCCTGAGCGAATACCTCCAAGGAGGTTGAAATGGCAACAAGGACTGTAAAGGCTCGCGTCGAGCTCGACGGCGAGCGGCAATACAAGCAGGCCCTCTCGGAGCTGCAGCGCGGCAACGCCGTGCTGGGCTCTGAGATGCGGAAGCTCCAGGCGGAGTACAAGGGGAACACCGAGAGCACAGAGTTTCTCACCAAGAAGGGCGAGCTGCTGGAGCGGCAGCTGCTGCAGGAGAAGGACAAGGTGCAGACCCTGCGGGATGCCCTGAAAAACGCCGGCAAGCAGTATGGCGAGAGCGCCGAGCAGACTCAGCAGTGGCAGATCAAGCTGAATAACGCCGAGGCGGCGCAGTACGACCTGGAGGCCGCCATCCGGGAGAACAACGAAGCCCTGGAGGGCCAGGGCAAGACCATGGCGGGCCTGGGCGACACGGTGAGCGACCTGGCGGGCAAGCTGGGGATCCAGATCCCCGACGGGGCCAAGAACGCCCTGAACGGCATGAAGGGCCTCTCCACTGGCACCGTGGCCGCCATGGGCGCGGCCGCGGCCGGTGTGGCCGCCCTGGTGAAGGGCATCAAAGCCCTGCACCAGATGACCCTGGAGGCGGCAGCCGGGGCGGATGAGGTGATCACCGAGAGCATGACCACGGGCCTGAGCACCCGGACGATCCAGCAGCTGCAGTACGCGGAGAACCTGATCGACGTCAGCTACGGCACGATCACCGGCTCCCTTACGAAGCTGACCCAGAACATGGCCAAGGCCAACGACGGAAACGACGCCCTGGCGGCCAGTTTCCAGAAGCTGGGCGTTTCGATCACCGGCTCCAACGGCGAGCTGCGGAGCTCCGAGGCTGTGTTCTATGACCTGATCGACGCCCTGGGCGGCATGGACAACGCCACCGAACGGGACGCGGCGGCCATGGAGCTGCTGGGCAAGAGCGCCCAGGATCTTAACCCGCTGATCCTCCAGGGAAGCGGCGCGCTGCGGGAGCTGGCCCAGGAGGCGGAAAACACCGGCTACGTCCTGGACGAAAGCCAGATCCAGAAGCTGGGCGAGGTGGACGACGCCTACCAGAAGATGCAGCTGCAGATCGACGCCACGAAGAAGCAGCTGGCGGTGGAGTTTGCACCGGCATCGAAGGCCGCCATGGAGCTCTACACCGGGCTGGTGCAGGGCGCAGGCAACGCGCTGGCCAAAAGCGGCATCATCCAGGGCATGGCTTCCCTGCTGGAGACCCTGGCCAGGCTCTTCGGGATCTCCCAGGACGCGGCGGACAGCACGCTGCCGGCCGTCACGGAGAAATTCAGCGCGCTGCAGTTTGTCCTCAACGGCGTGGCGATCCTGGCGGCCACGGTGGCGGACTCCATCAACCTGATCGCCGGCCTGATGCCCTGGAACTGGGGCTCGGGTATGGCGACGACGGCCCTGGGCTTCAACAAGAGCAGCGGGCAGCTGAGCAACACCCAGCGCGTGATCATGCAGCAAAACGGCACCCTGGCGCAGTACGAGAGCTACTACGGCCAGGGCCAGTACGCCTACGACTACGACACGAACCGCTACTATGACCGGGAGACCGGCTGGTACTACGACGGCAACCCCTACAACGCGGGCGGCACGTCCAACTGGCGCGGCGGTTTGACCTGGGTGGGCGAAAACGGGCCAGAGCTGGTGCGGCTCCCCCGGGGCTCCCAGGTGCTAACGGCCCAGGAGAGCCGGAACGCCGGCGGCAACACTTTTAACATCACGATCTCGGCGGCAGACGTGCGGGAGTTTAACGACATCATCCGGATCGCGGAAAACGCACGGATCATGGCCAGGATGGGAGGCGGCTGATATGGCGACGACGACAATCTATGCGGATCTGGCGCGGATCATCAGCTCAGAATTCCCCGACACTTCCTGGACCG